TAAGTTTGAAAAGGTACTCAAAGATCCTCCAAGAGTAATTCAACCAAGATCACCTCAATATAATATTTGCATTGGTAGGTTCATTAAACCACTGGAGCACAAATTGTACCGTGCCATCAATCGTGTTGCATCATGGAAATTCAATGATAATCTTCTAGTTGTTATGAAAGGTTATGATATTGTTGATGTGGCAAATTTCATTGTTGGTAAATGGAACAGCTTGGAAAATCCAGTTGCTATCGGTTTAGATGCTTCTCGCTTTGATCAGCATGTTAGCGAACCGATGCTTAGAGCTGAACATTTGCTATATTATCGCGTGTTTAAAGATCTCACATTGTTTAAAGCATTGTGTGCCCAAGTGCATAATGTTGGTTATGCGTACTTGGATGATGGCGCCGTCAAATATGAGGTTCTTGGGTGTCGCATGTCAGGAGACATGAATACTGCTCTTGGGAATTGCACCTTGATGTGTGCAATGGTTTTTGGGTTGTTCAGAGAGTGTGGTATAACAAATGCAAGGTTGATCAATAATGGTGATGATTGCGTTGTCTTCATTGAGAAACGCTATCAACAATTGTTTGTTTCGCAAGTCACTAAATATTTTGACGACCTTGGGTTTGTTATGAAAGTGGAGCAACCTGTGGATGTTGTTGAACGCGTCTCTTTCTGTCAAATGAATCCAGTGTTTGATGGTGAGTGTTGGCGTATGTGCAGGAATCCACTTTCAGCCATCCCGAAAGACCTAACCTTCTTAAAACCAATTGGCAATCGTGCATTGTTTGAGCGGTTGTGTTTTACAGTTGGTCAATGTGGGGCAAGTCTAACTGATGGATTACCACTCTTTTCTGAATTTTACCAGTGGATGCAAAGAGTTAAACATTGTCGTAAAGTTGTTGATCCCACATTGGAGGGTGGATTACAACGAGAGAGTGCTATGTTGCACCACAAATTTCAAACTACAGTTACTGATGTCGCAAGAGTTTCTTTTGCAGCTGCTTTTGGTATTACACCAAATGAGCAATGTAATTGGGAAGAGTGGTTCAGGAAAGCAGCGGAAATTTCTACTGCTTTAGAAAATGTTGTATGTGTTGACTGGTAGGCACTTACCAGTTCACTTAACCTACCGGAGCGCCCCGGAGTAGGGTACATCCCAACAAACAAATATAGATATTCATTGATTGAACCGCTTACATGTCTGCAAATATTACTCTTGATGGATCACGCTGGATGGTTTCAGCTCTTGATCCGTTCCACGATTATCAACAACAACTCGAAGGTTATCCAGGATTGCACGCTGGTAAAAGCGTGTGCCAGATGTTTTGCACAACAGCTGCGATTTCTTGTCCATCCGCACAGGCTGGCAATTATGATGCTGCTGTGTTCTTCACTGGTCTGGATGGAGCAACATCGTTTGGTGTATCATCTGCGGTCACCAAATGTATTTACAAATTTGATCACGCAAGTTTACCCGCCGCTTTAAACATTGGCCCAGTTGTCGTTTTGGCAGATGGACCAGGTGTTGATCTGAACTGTTTTCAGAATGGATCTGCTGATCGTTATCTTTTGTATACCCGTCCTACGTCAATCATAGATGCTGGTCGACTGATTGCTATAGGTATAGAGGTATATAACAATACTGCTGCTATTTACAAACAGGGTACTGTGAATGTAGCTATGATGAATCAAGCAGATGGTGATGACACCTCTTGCTTGTATGTGGATACCAATGGCACAGGAACATGGGCCAACGCTTCAGTTCTTGAACATCGTATTGGAGTTTTGCCAAAGAGTGAAACTGAAGTTCGTAGTTACCCTGGTAGTGGGCAATGGAATGCTGAAGAAGGAGTCTATATGGTGCCTAGGTTGAGTCAGTTTGATCTCAAACCCGGATTTGCCACTAGTCGTAGTGGCATTGGCTATTATGACTCAGCTTCCAACTATCCTTACTCACACTGGGTGCCAAGTTCTAGTGAAACAACTGCTAGCACTACTGTTCCTACACCATCCACCATGCCAATTTCTGGATTCTTGCCGTGTTGTGCGTACTTTTCCGGATTGTCGCATGAAACAACCCTTAGTGTGACGGTGCGTGCTATTGTTGAATATTTCCCGGTTCCCCTGTCCACTATGATGCCATTAGCTACTCCTAGTCCCATATTTGATCCGGTAGCTCTTTCTAGTTATGCAATTGCTGCTAGGGATGCACCATATGCTGTTCCTGTTTCTATGAACGCACATGGTGATTACTTCCGTATGGTGGCTAGCACCATTGCTAAGGTGGCTCCTCATGTCATTGCAGTTTTGACCGCTCCGTCTATTGGAACCGCGGTGTCATTGGGATCGCAGTTGCTTACTGCTGTGCCCAATCTGCTGCGTGAAATTCAAGCTCAGCGTATGCGTGACAAGCAGTCATCTAAACCAAATCAAGAGGGTAAACTGTCCGCGCAATCACGTGTGCGTGATCGCTCCAGTCAATTGGCACCTGGCCGCAAACTCAAAGTAGATGGAAAGAGAGTTCGACTTGCTGTTGCTGGATCTGATGCTGCT